TATTAGCTGAGGTAGCATTAACTAATTGGGATATAACATTTTTTCCTACTGGGAAGTTTTGGATGATATCAAGGTTAGTTTCATTATCTTGATTGGGAGTTCGAACTTCACCATTTTTATTTACAATGTATTCTATAGCATATTGTGTTTGATTTATAATCTCAGGTGTAGTAGAAGTAACTTCTTTAACAGCTAAAATATAATCCTGAGTTTGTTCGGCAACAGAAAGTCCCCCTAAAACTCCATTTGCGGGTACTCCGTTTGAATCTTCGTATTGTGGCATTTTTTTATTGGTTAAAATCTAATGATGAACCCCTTGAACCTCTATACCTCCCCCTAGTCCATGCTGTTTGAGAGTAATTTGAATCAGGAATAGTTGCTTTAGTTGCTCCATTTGTGCCTATAACATTTATATTTGTAGGAGTTATTAGCCCCGTAGCATAATCTATATCATCAAATATTGTAGATAATCTTGGAGGAGGAGATGGGTTATCATAAAGTTCTCTTAATTTAAAAATTGAAAGTTGAGTAAAATTTGCTATTAATTCAAATTGTGCTAGAGCACCCCCTCCTTCATTTTTCCATTGTGGAGTAGGTATAGGGATAGGATCTACATAAAATACCCATTTTCCATCAGGGTTCCCTACCGCTTCATCAGTAGGTTGATGATATATGTTTTGTATTGTAAAATGGGTAGTATGGAAAGAAGGAGACCCATAACCGGTTTGACTAGCTTGACGTATAGCTAATATATCCCCAGGTCGAAGAAGTTTATAATAATTAAGAGAACTTGAGAGATAATTATCCCCAGAAATATTATTTCTATTTACAATTTCATTTAATCCTATTTTATTAATATAACCATCACTCCCAGTTTGAAAACCAAATTCTTTATTTGCAGACCCTAACCAATCATCCCACTTAAAATATAGATATCCTTCATCTCCCGTATTCTTATCTATAAAGTACCTATAACTTTCATATGAATTTATATATTCATTATATAAATTAGTTTCCCCATTACTAGCTAAAATAATACTACCACTTAATTCTCCATTATAAAATTCATCTTGAGTAGATTGAGTAATAGGTAATTGACCTACAGGTGTATCTACTAAATAAGACCAACTTTGAGTAACAAAAGGAGCTAAATCATTAGTAAATCCTTGAGATTGACCTTCGGGATTTGATCCTAAATTATTTACACCATTAAATATTCCTCCAGTTCCACCTTCAATTTTACTTATTTTTGAATTAAAAATATAAGTATCTTCATTTATAGGATCCCATACTTGTTGAGAGTAAACCGAACCACTATAATCATGTAATGAAGTTTCAACTTGAGCAGGACGTTGTTTATTTCTTTCTAATAAATGTTGTTTGATTACTACTCCTGTTGCTAAACTAGATTTAGCAGGAGTAAAATCCTTAATCATTTTAAACAATGAATTATCAAAATACTTGATAAGTCTTATATAATCAGTCCAATCATAATTTTTGTAGTACTTATCAAAATATGAATCTCTTAACCTATCTAAATCAGGGTATGAAGTAGCAGATGATGAAATTTGTCTTGGATCTCCAATATATTCTCCAATATTAAAGTAACCCATAGATGAATTAATATCATCATTTATTTCATTTTGTGGAGAAAACGCTACTTCTACGTAATTTACATCGCGAGTGTAACTTTCACTTTGTGGATAACGTTGTTGTATTGTTCTATATGGTGTTAAAGTATCTCCTGACGGGACTATGTTATCCGCCAATCTGATTTTCTCAGAAATGCGATTTTTAATACCTACTGCGGGTTGGTCATAGTAGATAAATTCGGTTTGGGGGTAATATACTAAATTTGAACCTACCTTATAATCACTATTACTAGTAAATGAATTAGTAATATATGAACCACTTATTTTTGGGTGGATTGAGATTAAAGTACCTGTAGAAGTATTTAAATCGCTTCCTAAAGGAGCTCTAAAAATAAGATTATCTGCTGATGATGAGTAATTAATACCTTCAATAGAATAAGGATTCATTACATAATCATGAAATGTAGCTTCACTTTGAGTTACATTATAAAACCTGATTTCTTGGAAGGATCCTGTTAGTCCATAATAATCTTTTCCATCAAGAGTAGTAGATGTATTATTAGAATAAGGAATAAAAATTGTACCACCAAGTTTATAGTTATTCATATCATTAACTACAGTACTACTAGTAGTATATCCTATCTTAAACCCATCATCCCCCTTATATATAGAATTAGCAGCTCTTAAAGTTATATTAGGATTACTAGTTATCCCTTCTCTACTAAATTGGACACCCCACCAATTACCATCATAAAAAGGAGCATCTACATGGGTTACTTCAGTAGAACCCCCCCAAAGCGTTAGAGTGGCATAATCATTAGAAGATGAAGGAATGGAACCTGAATATGAACTGCTAGTATAACTAGATCCTGTGTAAGCTAAAGTTAAATAGAAGGGACTATTATCTTTAAAAAATACCATAGAATACTCATCCCCTTCAGGTAAAATATTATAAGGTTTAAATCTTAAAAAAACAGATTCAGGTACATTCTCAAAAGAGTCCCATTCAGAATTTACATCCCAGGGTATTTCTACCCTACTAGTAGCAGAAGACCCACTATTGTAAACAGCATAATTAAATTTATTTTGGAAATAATCCCAATCATTTGAATTATTTTTATCCTTACCCCCAAATTCAGATATCCTTAAAATAGTATCCGGAATACCAAAACAATTAATTAATGCCCTTAAACCTTCAACTGTACCTTTTTTCTTAAGTAAATAGGGTAAATTATGATATAAACGTTTGTAAGTTTCCTTATTTATATTCTCTATAGGGAGGGCAGTATTAGAAGCTGTAACATATGTTTCAATTACTTCTGAACCTGTAGGAGGTAGTAAACTACCTGAAGCATTTATACCTAATAAAGCAGAATATAAATTATCTGATGAGAAGTTATTTTGGTATAACTTTATTCCCATAGAACGTAAAGCATCAGCAACTAAGTCTTTTGATATACCATAATTTAACCTATTATCAGCATTATATCTATCTGTTATAGTATTAATATATGAGTATATTATATCAAAATGCTGTCCTATCATATTTAGGAAAAGTTCATAACCTGCATTAGCAGGATCTTCACTTAAATAGGTAGGAACTAAATTAAATAAATTATCTTGGTTAGATTTATCATATAAAGATGCTGTAAGTAATCTACCTCCATAATAAGTTGAAGATTCGTTTACACTTCCTAACCATTCTAACACTTCAGTACTTCCCGTAGATTGTAGTGTATAAGGTTGGGTAGAATTTGATTTTGGCCAAGCTAAAGTACCTGAAGTGTAATAGAGATAATTTTCATAGCCATCAAAATTTTTAATTAAATCAGATATTTGGGCTTTATACACTGCTTTACTAGAAGAAACCTGTAGAGAAGATGAAGTAGAACCTGTAATAGTAAGTAGTTCTGTTATCTCAGCATTATAATCTTCTATTTGTTTTACTTTATATCTAAAATTTAATAATCTTTGTTCTGCAGAACTGAACTGAATAAAATTATCAAAATTAGTATAATCAATATTAACTGTTATACCTTTTTGGTTTAAAATATTTTCTAATTCGTTATAAGAAGAAGTTAATTGAGTAGCTTCAATTAATGAATTATAATCTTCTTCTATAGTAGAATTATTAATTTGATCTGAAATTTGGTAGCTAAAATTAGGTCCTTTTACATATTCAACATCATCTTCAATAATAATAGGTTGTGGAGGAAAATTTAAAGTAAATCCTTGGGTTTCCGCTACTTCAAATAATACTTGAAGTTGGGTATCTATTACTACAGAAGAAGGTAAAGGTTGGTATAATTTTATTAAAACATTATATTTTTCTAAAGATGTATCAAGTAATATGTTATTAGCTATATAATAAACACCATTTATTTCTACATAAAAATCAACAAATAAATTGTCCTGTTGTTCAAGAATACTATTAAATTGATTAACTAAGTTTTCAATTTCTTCATTAGAAATGTCATTAGTAGAAATTCTAATTTCTGTTCTACTAGGAGAAATTGTTTTTATAAAATAGTTGGATTGATTTGAGTTAAGTGTAGGTCTATAAAAATTATAATAAACATAAAAAAATCCTAAATCATACCCTTCTTCTTTTATATCTCTTTCAGGGTAAACTACTACCGAAGAAATTTGATCTTCATTTATAGTATTTTCATAATTTTTTATAGTATACTTATAAATTTGTTTTTTAACTAATAAATTATTATTAGTATCTTCTATAGATAAAACTACCTTGTCAGTAACAGGATTTAATTCTGAATTAGAATTCTCCACAGGAATAAGAATCTCTTGAGCAGAATTATATTCTTGCTGAACTTTATTAATGGGGTTTGTTATAGGGGTTACATTTACCATTACTCAGTAGCTGTTAAATCTATTATATTTTGTTGCAATTCTAAATTTTCTTCTCTTAAAGAAGTTATTTCCTCTAATAAAGCTTGTATTTCTAATGAAATGCCTTGAGATCCTACATAATCTGTGCTTTGTTTAATTAAATATTCGTGTGAATTTACTTCTCCTTCTTTAGGAATTTCATAAAATAATTCATTATATTTTTCAAAAAATTCTCCTATATTAGGGGGATCTACAACCTCGGGCTGTGGTTCTATTAATTCAGTAAATTTGTTATCAATAGTATTAAGGTAAGCAGATTTATTATAAAGTTTTTTACTTAAACTTAACTCACTCCCAGAATTATATGTAAAAGAATCAGCCATTTATAACTTTAAAATAATAATTATCATCTAATATTAAAGTTTCACCATTAATATTAGTTTTGATTAAAATTTGATAATACCTTTCAGGTTCTAACCCATTCATATAAAGGGTAAAATAACTACTTTCACTATCTGCACTTATTTGGGTATAAGTTGTATCAAAATCTATTACAAATTCATTTGTATCTAAATCTTTAACAGCATAATATGAAGCTGTTGGGAGATAATAATTTGTAGTATAAATAGAAGCAGTTTGAAATACTCTTTGGGGGAATTGAGGGCGAGAATTAATTCTAATTTTTTCAACACTTCCTCTTCGATAAGTACCGGCATTATTATCTAATGTAGCCATCATTCGAGATGTGTTAATAATTGTATTAGACGATGAACCAGTGTCATACGTATAATCCTGCCATTTAAATTCGAGTTGTGGTGGATATATAGTGTGGGTATCTATAGAAAAATATTTTACAGTAGTAACATAATCTCTATCTGCTATAAACTCATTACTATTACTTTGCTTAACTATAAAACCATCATTTGTAAATCCACCTAAACTATTAGAAGCACTATACCAGTTTAATACAGTATTAGTAACATCTACATTTAAATCTTTTTCGCTAGAATAACTTAATACTTGAGAAGCAGTTACTTCTAATCCTAAAGCCGAACCTGTATACCATGCGCCTCCTCCTGTATTTGAACCACTATATGAAGCTGTTACATAATCTGTATAAGAAGTAGGCCAAGCATTTTCTCCTTCACTTGATCTATAAGTCCAAGAAACTCCATTAGTAGTAATAGGACTATTTGAATATCTCCCAGTACCCATATTCCAAGAACCAGAAATAGGCCATACTTCTAAAGTAGTATCAGTATTAATTCCTGTAATATTAGCTATATAATTCCTTAAATTAACTTGAAATGTATTACTTCCTACTTTATTATCTAAAAGTTCATTAATTTCAGTCTGGGAGAATTTTATTAAGTATCTACTAACTTCGGGGGAAGTAGAATTATAAAAAGTAGAAACCTCTAAAATCTTATCCAACCCAGTATTCATTAAAGGGAATCCTGAGTAAATTGATGAATCTTTTTCTGGGAATAATTTGTATACTGCCATGATTTATGTTATAGGGGTACTACTCTACCTTTTATGTCGGTGTTAGGGAATTTAACTTCGAAAATTGATGGATCTTGAGAAGGGTATACTACATTATTTTGAGTAGCACCTTTGGTATCATAGGCATATTGGGAATATCCTAAACTTACTCCTGCTTTATTTGTAATTTCTATTTTTTTAACATTTTGTACCCCTTTTAAATTATCTGAAAGGAGGAGGAGATTATATAATTCATTAATCAAAATAGGTTGATTAATTTGCATATTATTAATGTTAAAATATTCTTTTAATTTATTAATACAATTTATTAATACTTGATTACTATTATAATTAGGTAATACTACTATTTCAAAATTAATTTCAATATTAATAATAAAGGCATCTTTTATCTTAATAGAATCACCTACCATTCTATATTGAGAAAGATAGGTAGACAAATTTTGTTTTAAAGTTGTAGAGGGGGTTACTAAATTTTTATCATTATTGTAAGCTAAAACATATAAATCTAATGTTGATTCACTTTCCCCCATAGAAGTGTTACTTAATTTAGATTTTTCGATATAAGCTTTAGCGATAGAACCATATTGTGAAGGTAAACTATAAGCTCTAACTAAGTAATCTTCTTGTGTTACTGTTCTTAATTGAGAAGCATAACTTGCTAAAGAATTTATACGTAAATCTTGAACACTATCTCCATTACTACCTCCCGTTGCTGGATTAGGGTTATTTACTCTAAGAGAATTGAAAGTAGTATTAGCTAAGGCATCAGTATTATCTAAATTATCATTTCCAAAAACAATATTAGTATTTGTTATAGAAGTTAAAGTATTAGCAGCTACATTAGCAGTTATACCACCTCCTGTTAAATATCTTACAGTTAAAGTAGTATTAGAAGGTGCAACTCCATAAGTTTTAGTAAAAATAAAATTATTAGGGGAGTAAGCGGTTTTTAATTTATTTTGAGTAAAAGGTAATCCTATACCTACATTATCTGGGTTGGGAATAATTTGTTCATCAAAATCCTCAACAGAACCTGCCCCAAATTGAATCTGGAGTACAGAATTAGAATCATTTATGTCATTTCCTTTTATAAAACGAGAAATAAATCTTCTAGGGACTTTTTTCAATCTTAATAAAGAATTAACTTCTCCCGAATCTGATTGGGTGTTAGGATCTGGACCGTAAGGATTAGTATTTTGTAAAGTTTCAAATACTGTTTCTTGAGCTAGGTAATCAACCTCAGTCCATTCATCACCATTACTATCTGTAATATCTAAAATTCCTAATATATTAGGTGCAGTAATATTATATGTATCAAATTTAACCGGATTGCCTACTGTAAAAGTTGTAGTATTAATAGTAGCTGATATAACTTGTACTTGTTTTTTTAATAAAAAAGATGATGGCTGTTCCCCATTAATTTGATACACTGATACTTCAGTGAGATCTAAAGAACTAGATTGAGAAAAATCTACTCTATTTTGAGTTATAAAAGGAGTTGTTCCTTGACTATTATTAACAAGAGTATTTTCTTCAATTATTAAAGCATATCTAAAATCAGGTACATTTTTATCTTCAATACTATCATAAATTGCAGGAACTGTTTGGAATATATCTAAAGTTGTAGAGGCTGCAGTAGATACTGAAGGTTTATATCCCATCATGTATGCTAAATCATATAAATTATTTGTTTGTTTAGCATATTGTATAAAATTTTCTTGTATTTGATTATCAGTATAAAAAGCCATAATATCCCCAACATAAGATGCCATTTCAATAAACATCATCCCAGGAGAAGCAGGACTAAAATCAGTACTAGTATTAGAAAAATAAGTTTTAGAAAAGTTAATAAGAGTATTTCTCATATCTGAGAAATTCCTATTAATATAATTAATATTTCTATTAACTCCGTTATTATCAGTTATTAAATTATAAGACATTATAAAGGTATATTAAATTCTACTGATTCATCTAAACTGGAAAAAACTGAATAAAAAATTTGTGCAGTTATAGAGTAATTATCAAAATTAGTGGTTACTATAACTTCTTTTAATTTTATAATAGGAAATAATGTTTTAATATCATCTTCTATAAGTTTCTTAATAACTTCTACAGTATTGGGATTATTTTGTTCAAAAAGAAAATTATTTATTTTACTTCCAAAATTAGGATTAAAAATTCTTTCACCCTTACGAGTTAAAAAATAATTAATTAAATTATATTTTATTTGTTTTGAAGTAGTATAGTTAACTGTAAAGACAGGATCATTCCCATTTATAACTCCATTATTAAAAGGAATTGCCAACCCAACCCCAGTTGAGGGAAATTGGTCAAAAGCGGGTATATTTCCTATTTCTATTGCCATTTATTATTTATTTAATAACCCCATGATCTGATCCATACCTAATTCACCTTGTGGTAAGTCTCCTCCTGGCATAGCCCCTTGTGGATTAAATCTGTTTACGTTTTGAGTAGTAAACTGGGCAGCTGTTTCTCCCAAAATACTAGCATATTTAGTTCTTCTATCTTCACTAATTTGTGGTGAATTAATAGGAGAAGAAAATTGAGGTTGAGAAGATTGTTCAACAAAAGTTTGTTTAGGAGCTTTTACTGCTTCTAACAATACTTCTTTCAATTCTTCTTGAATTGCTTCTTTAACTGCTTCTTTAATTAATTTTTTAAATATTTGCGGTTTCATTATTTATAAATATTATATTTAATAAGCTTTTAAATTATCCCTGTCAATAATAAATTTTAATTCATCTATTAAAATTTGATTTGAGGGAGTAAATGAAAGTTCTGTTTGAACTAAAACAATTCCATCTTGATTTTTACCAACTGCTTTTCTCCTATTTACAGTAGATGAAAAAGGGACTTCTTCTATTTCTATAATAAATCCTTGATATGTTGATGAATTAGAAGATTGATTTGATTGTTTTTGAATACTAGCTATTTCAATTAAGTTTAATGAAATTGGATCAAGTTTAAATTTTGGATCTGAACCAGACCCCAGATTAACATTAGATCCAAGATTAGAATCAGACTCAGTACAATTTTTAATAAAATTATCTAATTGTTCTAATATTGTTGTAAATTGTAATATATATGAAGACAATAATTCTATAGGAACTGAAATTCCATCTATAGCACTTCTTACAGGGGGTATTTTAGAATTTCCTTCTACATCAAAAGTAAGTTTAGTAACAGCAGTATCAAAATCATTTAGCGCTGCTGGAACAGCACCTGGTAATCCTGCAGGGATTAATTTAGCAGCTATTGAAGCTCCAAATCTAGCAGAGTTTACTCCTTTAATTACTCCTACAAGAGTATTAATTCCTGTATTAGCTAATCCTACAGTTTTGGTTACCCCATCTAAAACATCAGAGATTGAATTAGCTTGTCCTAAAATGTTATTTCTAAGATTTATTATTTGTTCAATTTTTTCAAGAGGAGGGCATTGATTTTCAAATTCTTTTAATTGTTTTTCTAAAGTAGGAATTATTTTATCTGCAAATTTCATAGCTTCATTAGTAACATAAGTTCCTAATTTAGCCAATCCCTTTTCTTTTAAATTCTCAGGAATAGAATTTCTGATAATATCTTCTTGAATTTTAGCCATTAAATAGTTTTACTTACTTTAGATTTAGTTTTAGTTTCTAAATCAGTTTTTAATTTAACTAAAGTAGATATTAAAGGAGTAGTAGAAGCTTTTAAAGGAGCTAAATATGGAGAAGGATTAGTATTAAAAGTAGTCATCCATTTTCTCAATTCATCTACTAAATTAGATAAAAGTTCTATAGTAATATCACCTTTTAAAACAGGTTCTGTTGCATTTTTATCACCTAATAATATACTAGGGGAATTAATCACAACTTGATTTTTACTATCTATATTGACTGAATCTTGTGAATTAAGGTTTATAGATTTAGCCGAACTTAATAAAACTGAATCAGTGTTAGAATTTAGTACTAATCTTCCCGAATTAATTAACACTTGGTTAGATGAATAATCTCCAACACTTTCAGGAGCCGTTGTATAAGAATTATAATTAAATATATTAGGTTCTAAATTTATTTGTTGGGTAGAAGTTAAATATATAGAAGCTTTATCTTCATTTATATTTTCTTCAATAGTAGTCCAACCCTCATTTGTTTCTTCTCCTTGGCCATTTCTTATTTTAGTAATAGGGTCTTTACCTTCACTACTACCAAATCTTAAGGATTGACCAAATCTACCTTCTATAATATGATCTCCTTCAAAAGGTTGTAAAGGATTAATATTAAGTTGTTCTACAAAAATATCACCTAAATCAATCTCAGTCCCTCCATCAGTTACCCTCCTAACACTCCCAGCTGAGGTCTGTTGATAATCTTTTTGTTGAGAAGATGGAAGATTTGTTACCCCAGGAGTAGCATTATGATGTTGGCTCCCCCAAATATTAGTAGGAGGTAAATAATAAAGTTTGGTATCTGTTAAATTTGCTTCTACATCTGAAGAAGGGAGTTTAAAGACTGTAACAATTTCGTTTAGTAAAGGATAATGTTTTATATTAGGGAATAAAGGGTAAACAGCAGTTAACTCTTGTTCATTAAAGGGATTATTAATAGCTTGGGTAAAAATTACTCCAATAGATGCCCACTCTCCAAAATCATTAAATTTAGGATGAGTACTATTTAAAATAATATCTTTTACCCTTTGGGGGAATATATCCTTACTAAGGGGGGTAACTGTATTACTATTGTTATTTAAGGCCCCTTGGGATAAACCCCCAACCCCATAATTAAACCCAGCCATTATTTTTTATCGTCTTTGAATTTTTTTACTTCATTTAATAACTGTTGTTTTTCATCTTCTGTCATACCAAAATTACCATCGTCTTGTCCTTCTTGTTGAACAGCACGTTGGATAATAGTAGCCATTTTGATGAGTTGCTCATCGTTTTTAACAGAAATTTCCAAATATTCTTTTAAAAGTGGTACAACCAAAGTAGCATCCCCAATATCCTGAATCAAAGGTTTCAATTCAGATATTAAAGTAGAAATTTGCTCTTCTTTTTTCTTTTGGTTTAGGTAAATTTCTTCTAAAATATCAGAAAATTTTTTCCTACCAAATATTTTTTTGTCTAATTGCCCCATGTTTATAAATATAAAGTATCCTCAAACTTCGTATATCCATGTTCTTTATAAAAGATATAATGTTCTTTATAAATATCCCCTAATTTAGTAGCTACTTTAGTAATTTGTGGGGTTTTAGCATCTACCATTTCTCTTATGTAGATGTAAAGTGCTTTTTTATTAAACACATCTAAACTTTCTCTTGAAGCAAATATAGATAATATAGCATCTGCTATTTGAGCATCCTTTAATTTAGGAAATAAATCAGGAAGAACAGAATTACAATAATCGACATATTCATCCATAAAAAGTGAGTCTTTATCTTTTTCCATAGGATCATAATCTATGTCATATGAATAATCTAAATTATGATGTAATTCATCAATTGGGGCTTTATCTACTCTTTTTTTATAGTTTTTAGTATTTTGTATAATCAAATATCGCTTGGCAATTGTCCCAAAGTATGAAAATGCCTTTGCTCCGCGTGTAGGATCAAATAAATGAATTTTATCTAATAAAAATGTAATTACTTCATGTTGAAGATGTTCAATATCATCTACTTCGGTATAATAAAATTTAAAAGTATGAATGATATTTTCGGTAAGTTTAAAAAAAGCATAGTGAATATCTTTACGATAGATCTCACTACGCTCTTCAAAATCACTACAATTATTATATCTTACTATAGCATCCTCTGTTGCTTGTGTAAAATATTGATTTTTGGTTTTTTTCTTTCTTTTTCTGGGGGGTAATGTGCTCATAATTTTTCTATCCTGAAATTGGATAGAACTCTCTGTAGTTCTTTGATTTGTTCATACATGAACCCTATCTCATCATCACTCTTAAAAATTCCTCGCTCGTCGATTTTTTTAAGCCTTTCATCTGAGAGTTCTATTATTTTACTAAATTGATCTAAATATGTTATATAACCTGCAAGAATATCTTCTTGTTTTTCGTTTTTACGAAGAAGGTTAAAGGTTGTAAACCCAAGGGCTACAACCAATACACCTAATATGCTTATAATAATTGTTTCTATCATAATTTGTCAAATAAATCTTTAAGTCCTTTACTTTCAAGTTGTGAAAGTGCTTTGTCTTTTGTTGATTTTTTAGATTCTTTCGATAATGTAAAATTCTCCCCCTGGGTAGGCACGGGATTTTTAAATTTAGGTAACCATTCACGCTCAAACTCAATTCTTGCCGCCATCAAATCCGCCTGATGTAAGATAAATGGGAGTGAAGTACGTGGTTTTTGTTCGGGCATAAACACCTTAAGATACTTTTCGTTAGCATTATCATACAACCCGTCATGAGTTTGGATTGCTAGCATCTCATTAAATGAATATTGAACACCATGAGATTGGAGCATAAATAAACCTCGATCGGGGACTGAAGCAAATGGGACTTGTTTATTGAACATGTAATCTTCCCCTAATTTATCTTTTCTCCACTTATCTGTTTGGGGGATATAGGATTCATGTTCTTCATTACCCATTTTACCCAAATCGTGATTAATAGCAGAGAATACGAGTTCTTCTGTAGTGAAGGTAGACATGTCCGCTCCTTCTTCTTCCCACAATTTAGCTTGCTTAAGAGCGCAACGGACAACTCGATTTACGTGTTCAACATAACCACCTGGGAAGGCATTGTGGTATTCTTTTTTATGAGCAGCGGGCATCATCATAATACGATCCTCATATTTTTTATAAAATGCAGTAAGTTTATTCTTTCTATCACCTGTAATATGCTCGGTAATATTCTTGCAGAATTCTTCCCAATTAGATTGAATTTGTTCGGCTGTAAGCATTATCGTCGGTTTTCTTCGTTAGGGGTGCGTGGTTCGCGATCAACAGCGGCCATTAATTCTTCTACTAATTCCTCACATGCTTTTTTAGCTTCATTAACTTCTTGCTTATTTCCTCTTCCATTATGGAATTCAATATGTTTT